CAAAACAAAAAGCAAAAAGTTGATTTAAATAATATGCCTCCCACTGATTTTTCTACAGAGGGTATGTCTGAGCAGGCTCAAAAACAAATTGAAGAGCTTTCAATGCAAAAAGACTATCATGGTCTGTCACAAAGAGAATACAATGATAGAGTTTCTGAAATTATAAATAATGATAATTGATTCCACAGGGTAGCCCGCCTACCCTTATTATTTTTTGCCAATTTTGAGGAGGGAACGCATGAAAACACGTTGTTACGATGGTAAAAAATGGCAATATGAATTTAAGCATGAAGGAAAAAGATACCGTAAGAAAGGTTTTAGAACAAAGCGTGAAGCTAATTCTGCTGGACTAGACAAGTTAAATGAGTTAAGAAGTGGTTTTAATATAGATAACTATATAACTCTTGAAGAATACTTCGAAAATTGGATTAAAACATATAAACAACCTGTTGTTAAAGAAAATACCTACCGTCATTATAGAAATGCATTACAACATATACAAAAACATAAAATAGGTAAAATGGAGTTATCAAAGATAAATAGACAAGTTTATCAGAAATTCATAAACGACTATTCAAAAGAACACGCAAAAGAAACTATAAGAAAAACAAACGGTGCTATTCGGTCAGCTTTAGATGACGCATTATATGATGGACTTATTTTTAAAAACCCCGCTTATAAAGTTAATTATAAAGCCGGAAAACCTACGAAGTCAGAACAAGAAAAATTCATCTCGGTAACTGAATATGAAATACTAAAAGATCACGTCAGAAAGAAGAGAACTCGTTCATCATTAGCGCTATTCATAATGATTTGTACGGGTTGTCGTGTCAGTGGTGCAAGAAATATAAAGATTGAGCATATCAACCAAGTGAAAAACACTATATTTATTGACGAGCGAAAAACCGATACTTCCCCTAGATATATCAGTATCGCTAAATCTGATATGAAACACATTATGGACGTCATAAGTACATTTGCAATTAGCTATGATGGTTACATTTTCAAAGAAGCCGGATCTATAATTAACCTTCAGGCTATCAATAATGCTTTGAAATCAGCCTGTAGAGTCAATAATATACCAATTATTACATCGCACGCATTAAGACACACTCATTGTTCTTATTTACTAGCAAAAGGTGTATCTATACATTACATTTCTAAAAGATTAGGTCATAAAAATATAGCAATAACTACATCCGTGTATTCTCATTTGTTAGAAGAAAAATTTAATGAAGAGGACAAAAAAACAACTAAAATTTTAGAAAGTATGTAATTTAGGGACCCATTAGGGACTCCAAACCCAATAAATACTGTTGTTACAAGGTTTCTATGTATCCAAACTGGAGACTTTTAACATAAAATTACTTATCATTCAAAAAGTAAAACAGCATAATATCAAGGTTTATAACTTTATCATTATCAATAATACCTCATATAAAATAAAATTTTAGGGACTTTTTAGGGACTTTAAATTTAAAATTACAAGTTTAATAGAAACATCAAAATAATCACATGTTTGTGTGGAATGTACACCCCAAAAGCTAGACTGAAAAATCTATTTTTTGAGGTGTATTTTTATAGGTAAATATAATAAATTAGAGTAGACAACTCAGAATTCCAATTTTATAATAATATTGCTTGACATATCAAACTAGATAGTACTATTTTGAATATATTATTATAATCAAAAATTCATTGTAAACTTTTAGACAAAAGGAAGTAATAAAAACGTGAAATTTAAAACAACTAAAGAATGTAAAAGTAATAATATCTTTAAAAGAAGTCAAGAAATTAATAATAGAGAAAGTGAAAAGGGTTGTTTATGGGGCATTAGCATGTTGATTCTACTTTTCTTATTGATTCTGTTTGGAATAACTGCTTGTTCATCAAGCATTCACTTTATTAATTAGATTTTTTTACTTGGAGGTATCATGTGAAGAACCATACAAATATAATTAATATCTTATTAGTTATAGTCAACTCATTAACTCATTTTCTAACTCTAAACACCTCATTTTTTAATAATTCAGCATCGGATTTCTGTTTTATCATAGGGGCTATATTTTTCTTAATCGGAATTTTTGTTGCAATATACGGTATGAAGCGAGCAACATATTGGTTAAACTTATTGATTTTATTTACCAATATTTTTTATTTTCTACACTTCTGTGTGTTACTTTTGTTAAAATATATAGGATTTAAATTATTTATTTATGAAGGGTGTGTATTGTTATTTACCTAATTTATAGTCTAATTGTCTATTTCATCTGCATTATAAATTTTTTCATAATGGCTGCACCATTCTTAATGACTAATGCTGATTATGTATGGACGCCTATGACTACAGTTACGTTATTTATTTTGAGTTTGATTATTTTCTTGATATTTATAAAAACAAAAGATGTCGTTCATTTAACAATTTTCATATTAAACTTACTTTTTTCAATACTTTATTGTTTGCCTATACTGTTTTATTTATGAACACTTTTATATTATCTAGAAAATTAAAACCACCCTTTTACGGGTGGTTTTTTTAATATTTACTTTTTAGTGCTTCGTCAATTTCGTTATAAATCTTTTGAAGTTGATATTTTGCTTCTGACATTTTCTTAAAGTCTTTTGACTTAAGAGCATACATTGCTTTTTGACCTGAAATTTTTATAGTTCGCTTATAATAAGTGTTTAAACTTCCAGTAGCTAATTCATTAACATTTAGTTCATCTAATAACGATTTTAATTCATTAGCTAACTTTTCGTTTTGATATTCATTCGATGTTGGCAAGCTTGTGCTAGCTTGTGCCTCATTTTTATCTAGATTAGTTACTAGTGGTGATGCTAAAACGATTGCTAAAGTTCCCGCAAGTATAGATTTTCTAATTTTCATTTTTTATTCTCCTTAGTAATTAGTACTAATTTATTTTAATGACTAACTAAAAAAAAGTACATTAATTATTCATTAACTATATAGATCTTCTTATTAAATGAAAATTAATAAATTATCAAATTGACATACCTTATTGTATTTATAGAAAAACAAAAAAAGGTAAGCACCGAAATGCTTACCTACTTCCCATAAACAATATAACACATATACATTGATTTGGAAAGCGCAAAAATAAATTTAATAAACTAGCCCGAAGGGGAGCAATACATAAAAAATGAAAGGCGCTCCTTGAAAACGCCCAAGGTAATATTAACATAAAATGGCTACTATTGCATTATCTAATTTTATTTAATTAAAACAAATATATATAGAACAAAAAAACTAGCCCGAAGGCTAGCTTATGAATAGATGAAAATTTGAACACATTGCTGTGTCTAAAACGATTATAGCATAAATGACGAATATTTCTAGCTCAAAATTATTATATTTCAATGATAAAATTTTATGGATTTGTTAATAATTATTTAATTGATTTACATAAATAATAATTCTAAAATTACTTTGTAATCGATTGCAAATAAGTTATAGGAGAAAATAAAATGAATAAAAAACTATTAACAAAAACATTAATAGCAAGTGCTTTAGTTTTAACAACAGTAGGTTCAGGTTTTCATTCTTCTTCAAATTATAATGGTATTAATAACGTTGCAAAAGCTTCTGAAATAACAGATAGCGAATTGTGGAAAAATGTAAGAGACGCTTTAAAAGACGCAAATATCATTGATAAAACAGACAAAGAAACGATTAAAGTAAAATATAAATTAAAAAACGGTGGAGAGAGCGAAATTTCTGGGACTGCGAACTTAGATAATCTTAGTAATACTAATAACAGCACCGTTAGTCCTGATAGCGTTAACCGTGTTGATATTACAAGAGTTAATCCAAACGGAAACACAATAGAGGCAAATGATGCATGGAAAAAATTAGTAGATAAATTAAAAGAAAAGCATATTGTTAAAGTCGGTGATAAAGTAACTATCCATAGTAAAGATCCTTCTGATGAAAAAGTATATGGCAAGGTAGGAGATCAAGATTCTAATGTAAAAAATAGACTGATTAGTCCTAAAGATATAACTCATATAACAATAGAAAGATAATCATTTTTAGAGGTAGGAAGAAAATAACCTACCTCTTTTCTTTTTATAGGTACAACCTATTAAGCCCACTCAATCGTGCCCCAATATTTTTCATTTTTAATCTTTTGTTCCTTATCAGTAATTCTACACACTGCACAATAGAAATTGTTAGTACTAGAGCCCTCACGTTGATATTTGAATCTAATCCACCAGTAGCCATCTTTTTTAATGACTTGGTCGAATTTTACCCAATCATCTTTTGTGTATAGCCATGAATCTTCTTCAACGACTGTGCCGGTTAATCCAGCTGTTTTTCTGACTCTTATAGCTTTTTCTGGATTAGGATAAAATACGCCTTTCCAATTCCATGTTATTTTGTCAGCGCTTGGCTTACTACTTGGCGCATCAATTTGTCTGCCGTTAATGGCTTCAGCAATCCGCTTCGTGAAGCTGTCTAAATTGTTTTTAATGTAGTTTAAATCTTTCGTAGATGTGATAAAACCTAATTCGATTAAACGATAATTAAGATTAAGATCAGCAGACACGTTAGCGTTCAATAAATCCCCTCTAGGTGTCACACCTCTTATTTTACCCACTGTTTTATCTAATGCACTACTTAATGCCTTGTCAATGTCATCAGCTGGGAAACGATCGCTAATGATTACATGCCCGCCACTTGCTTGTGGGCTAGCAGAATCTAAATGAAACTCTATGATTGCATCCGGTTTGACTTCGCTTTTAATCCAGTACATGCCATAATCTTTATAGTTTCCAACACGTTGACCGTACAATGTATCTTGATATAAATCTTGATTCATCGAGTTGCCACCGTATAACAATACTGTGTTACCTACTGACTCAAGATACTTTTTCACTCTAGGGATAATATTTTTACGGTTAAAATCTCTTTCGTTTTCTCCATTCGCAACGGCACCTGGGTCGTTAGAGTATGCGCCAATACCATGACCAGCTACAAGCATGATTTTTTTGCCTTTTGATAACTTATCTTGTTTAACTGGTGTTACTGCGCTTCTTAGCTTATTAGCAGTCGTTTCTTTTGCATAGAATGGACGAATGAACCACATAGGAAAATCATAGCCGTGTGTGCGTCTTGTAGTAACTTCTGGTGGGCTCCAGTAAGCACCGCCTAGCCAGTTCTGCTCTAAAATAGTTATAGAATCTAACGTAGCGCTTATTACAATACCTACATGACCATAACCACCGCCATAATTACGGTTAAAAATAACGACGTCGCCCGGCAATGCTTGAAACGACACAGTATTTTCGTAAACGGTTGCTTCGTTAGTGAAATCATTCCATGTAGGAATGTCCGCAGCGCCCACACCTTTCAACCTATGATTAAATAAGTAAAGCCAATATTGGTTGGCAGTATCGAAGCATTGATATCCAAATGCATTGTCTGGATTCCACGCCTTACCCTCTAGGCTTTTAAGGTAGCTAATAGCTTGACTGTATGTTCTAACCGACGGCATTGTTATCATCTCCGTTCACTTTAGGTGCGCCACCAGTTGACTGAATGCCAGCTTTTACTTCATAAATTTTTTGTTGCCCTTTCTTAGATGCGTGAGTAAAGTTGTTATTCTTCCACCACGTCCAAATTGAAACAATCCCAGTAACGACTGTGCTTATAAACACTTCGTCAACTGGGATTGGAGAAATATGTTTGATTGCTAAAAACTGATTGATCCATGCGACTATTAATAAAATTGTTCTTACGATTGTACCGATATCCATTTGTTTGCTCCTTTTATCCAAAATAAAAAACGACTAAAAAATTAGTCGTTTAAAATTATTCAATGGTCAATGTCGGAGATCCTGAATAAACATCACTTATAGTGACATACAACGTCCCTGAAGGATTACTAAAGTTGATATTTTTACTTGCAACTCCGCTATTGACTCCTGATATTCCTAATTCACTTGACCCTAAATTAGTTTGCGAAATCCTCATTATACCGCTACGTACATTTTCTATTGTCACCTGATAACTTTTATTAGGTTCAACTCCATTTATTGTCCATTTTGCTGTTGAATCTTCTATGCTATCCGGATATTTATTTTTAGGTAAGGGTTTTATTACAAAAGATGAAGGCTTTTTCCATACTTGGATATTTCCAGCATATACTTTTATATATTCTTCGCCTTCGTAAATAAACTTCTTTACATTTTTAAAATTACCTTCCATAAAAATCACCCCTTAATTAAGTAAAGTGTATTAGGGTCTTTTTGATATATATAGTTATATTCATTTTCTATTCCTGTCCAAATTTTAACCGTCGGTTGAGATGCGCTTTTTAGTTGATATAAATTATCCGCTTGTTGTTTAGTAAAAGCTTGAGATGACAAAACATACCGCTCATCATGATTATGATTTTTTGGAGCATATAAATCATTTAGTGTTTGTTTGAATTCCTCAAAATCTTCTGTACTAACTTTTGAGCCAATCTGTTGCAATACACTTTCTGAAATAGAGTTGTTTTGTATTGCTTCTGCTAATTCTCTTAATGTATTCATAGATTCAGGCGCGCTATCAACTAGTTCAGCAATTTTTGAATCCGTATACGTTTTAGAGTCGTTGAGAGTTGTATCTTTGATTTTTTTAACTTCTTGCAATTTATCTTCTAACCCTTCAACATTTGCGATATTGATTTTGTCCAATAACTCAGGTTCTGCTTTGATATCTGTATCTTTACCATCAATTTGCCACATTTTAGTGTCAGGATTGATTGATACTACAGTACCGTTTTTACCGGGTGCGCCTTGTTCTCCTTTTTTACCTGCTTCACCTTTTGCACCAGGTTGTCCCGGTTCGCCTTTATCACCTTTCGCACCTTTAAATCTACTTTCATTCTTTTCGATGTAAGAAATGACATCTTTATCTATTTTCTCTTTAAAGTCTTTGCTCAATAAATCTGTCGCGTTATCTTTTAAAATTCTCGTAATAGCATCATCTACCAATTTAACATCGATTTCTTTTGCTACAGCAGATTCAATGCCACTATCAACGATATTGAAAGAAAAGTTCGCGACATGTATTTTTTCTTCTTCTTTCTCTAAAAACAGCTTACAACGAACATAACCAGCGTGTTTGATAACCTTTTTAGGTATCTTGTAGGTAATGAACCCTTTTACAACATCGTCGATAATAAGGGGCTCATTTTTGAATATAGAGCCATCTTCCATAAACAAATGCAATCTAGGTGTTAAGCCATGTGCTTTTAGATCGATACGACCTTGTTTGTCATTGATACCTATTCTTATAGATGCTGTATTTTCATCTTCAGTGTAAAATCGACAGCCAATGTCACCTAAGTCAACACCATCATTTTTTATTCTCGTTTCAACATCTTTTATTTTGTACATTTATACACCTCTTTATTTATATTTATCTCTTATAAAGTAGATACCTTTTAAGCCGATTTGTTTATATAGCTTAGCGATTGTACTAGCTTGATGTTGGCACCACTCTATAGCAGTAGCGTATTGGTGCGTAGCTGGATTCTTAGGATTCCATCTGATTCTGTACAGTGTATTCTGCCCTTTGTTGATGTAATCCTTTCTTACGAAGCTAGCACCGCCCATGATTGCTTTTGCTGGAGTTGTCCAACCTTTATTCTTAGCAAATTTCATTGCATAATCAGGGTCGTTGTCGAATGCACCAATACCGAAGTAATTATATGCACCGTATCTACCACTAGCGAAGTTACTTGTTCCGTATCCACTTTCTAAGAAAGCGTGCGCGATCAAATAGATTTCGTTAATGTTGTTTTTCTTACAGGCTTCTGCAAATGCTTTGCCTTGTCCGTCTAGCGTTCCTTTCCCTTTGAGTATCTTATTAAGCGCACTAACTGAAACGCCTTGATACTTGCCTAAATTAAGCATTTGATAGCATTGTGTGTTACTTTCCCATATTCGCTTAACATTCATTGCTGAGCTCGTTTGTGCTCGTGTTGCATTAGCCCAGCCCCATGTATGAGATTTTTTCGGGTTACCCCTAGACATTTGTCTATCCAGTGCTTGCTGGAACGTGAACGGACTTTTTTCAGTAACGATGCTTGGTTTTTCGTCTGATGCAGTGGGTCCTCTTGTTGACGCACTGTCAACCGATGTTTTATCACTAATTCTTATTGTTGTTTTTGTAGTTACTTCTTTAATATTTTCTCGTTTCAATATATCTCGTTTGATGTACGTCTCAAGCATTTTCTTTTTGACTTGCTCATACTTTGCGTCATCCGGTATACCTTGCTTAATCAAGTCGTAATTAATTAAATCTTTCATACTACGCCAAATATTAGGGTCTACCTTTAACGTCGTTTCAGATAATTCTTTATCTGTTCCTGACAACAACCATACACCCCGTATTAAAGCTTGTATTTGGTTCATTAAGAATTGACGCTTACTATCTGTTTGACCACCACATACTTCAATAACTAGCCAATTAGGGTGACGCGGGTCATCAAAATTGGTTGGTCTAGCAAGCCATGTAGCCTCTCTATCGACATATAAATGCGGTATTTCATAATCGCTTATAAACTTATTTCTTTGCGTATACAGTTCGTCTACAGAACGCATATGCATTGATTCTTTTATATATAATCCTTGAATATCTGAGCGTTCATCACCCATTACAACTATATGATCAATGAAATGCTCTTCTTTATCTAAAACATTGCTGTAAGCAGTGTATTTTACTGTTTTAACTTCTTTAAATTGCGGTTTCTTCGCTTCGCCAGTAATTGTTGAGTCATTAGCTTTTGATGCTGAACTTGTATCAGTACTACTAGGTTTGCTAGTATCTTTTGAATATGGAGGCCTGACAAAGCCTGTAACACTTACATAAGGGTGTCTTACTAAACTTCCCGGAGAACCTGTCCAACTATTAGAATTAACCCAGTTTTGGTCAACGCTATAAAAATAACTTTTATTAGATGGTCCTACTACTATTGCGGTGTGTCCGTCCGAACCTATTCCGTTGCCAGGGTGCCAAACTGCGATGTCTCCAGGTTCCGGTACAAATCCAGATGAATAACGATAGAATCGGAAACCCTTAGGATATCTGTAATTAGCCATATCCTTAGCATTGCCCCATGTTACAAAACCCCAATATCTTTTAAAAATAAAGTTAGGTGTATCCCAACATTGACTGCCCCGATAATTATCTATATTAATCCTCTTACCAATATTCGACTTTGCCCACTCCACCACTTCACTAGCTGTAGGCTTTCTAGTCTTTGGGTTAGGTAATCCCATGTATGCACCTCATTTCAATCAAAATAAAAAGCCAGTGCCGAAGCACTGACTCTTAACTGTTATTTACATTTACCAAACCAGAAGCACGCCCAGAAGCTATATCCTAAAATCCCTTTAAGCATGGTAATCACCTCCTTTAAATACCAAAAATAGTTCTTAGTAAAGCTATGACAATCGTACTGAAGATAGTCCCTATCAAACCGAGAATCCACATTTTCATATCGCGTATATTTTTGTCGTTTTCTTTCTTATTTTTTTCGTCTATCTGTCTTTCCCTCTGGATAGCATCTAAAGTTTTATCTAATTTAATGTTAACTTGCTCTTGAGTTTTTTGACCTAATTTAATCTCATTGAGAGTGCTAAGCATTGTTTTATCATTCTCTTCTAATCTTCTAATTCGCCATTCATGTTCGTGCCGTTTGGTAAATCCAAACATTACGCCACCTACTTTGTGTTAAATTAAAAAGCCTCAAGCATTACACCTGTGACTTTTCATCTTTTGCCTCTGGATATTTTTCACCAGTGATCAATGCATATTCTTCTTTGTCGATTACACCCATGTCTACGTACCACTTAATTTGCTCATTTTTATAGTAACCCCACACATAAAAAGTTTTAATGTCCTTGAAAGTTGGATAAATCATCTTAATTTTCTCCATTTAAACGTCCTCCTCTGTATTTGTTTTACCAGCTTTTAGTTCAGTCAACTGTTGTGTTAACATAGCGTTTTGTTGCTTTAATTCCATCGCCAAAATGTTTACTTGCGTCACCTGCATTTGCATACTCGCAACCATTCCGCGAAGTTCCTCATCACTTAAATCTGACGCACTTTGTTGGTTTGATGCATTCGGTACGTCTTCTTTTTCGAAATTGCTATTGTATTTAATTTCGCCGTTAGTGAAAACGAACTTTCTAGGTTCGAACTCTTCTTTGAATTTGATAGGCACATTGTTATCGTCTACATCTAAACTATTGCGTAAACCGCCAGTATTAACGTATCCGATAACTTCGTTTTTATCATTTACTGTGATTTTCATTATTTCCACCCCACAATTTTATTTATCGTAACTCTGTTTGCATTAGCACCAGAACCTGTTTTACTGCCTAAATCAAGGTACACATCGTTATCGATTTTTAACGTCGTACCACTTTCTTTAGTTATTAAGCATTCATAACTACCACCACCGTTACCGTCTGAGTCAACTACATTTGTTTTACTTAATTGAATCGCATTTGGTATAGAGGTTAAACTGAATGCTTCAATAACACCACCTGGATAAGTACCGCTTATGAATAGAATTGCATAATTTGTATAAGCTTCGGTTAAATTAATCCTTGTTCCTACACCGTTTGCAGCACCGTCGAATAACACGGCTGTTTTATGTTCGTTAGGTGTAGCCCATTGTGAATCTAATCGACCATTGGTGATTGATCGTGTATAAACTTTTTTAGAGTTTGAAGGTGTGAAGTTGAATAACTTATTTGCATCATCTTTAACAAATACTGATAAGTAGCCTTCGTAACTTTCAACAATACCTGGTAAATCAGGCACACTTGTTACGTAATAATTCCCAGCGCCCAATGCTTCTAAATTACCTTTAGCGTTATATAAGTTCTTTTGGATTGATTGACCGTTATGTTCTGTTAACTTATATTGTTGCCAACTTATACTTTGTAACTTACCATCTACATACTGTTTAGCTTGATTCAGTGTGTTGTTAGATATTTCTTCAACAAATTGCTTAGTTAAGTTTCCATCATTCTTTTTATAAAACGGGTACCACGTGCCGTAGATTTTGTATTTTGTGTACTCATCGTTTGAATCATCTGGGTACCATGTTCCACGAGCAGTATTATTATCAACAACATAAACAACTAACACACCAGATTTGCTTGATGTATAAATTGATTCATCGAACGAAGAACCGTCATCAACACCATCTTGTCCGGGCTTCTCTAACGTGCCTATATCCGCCTTTTCTGGCGCATCTTTTGCATTAGTAATATGAATAATCATAGATGAGTTAGCGTGTCTTAAAACAGCTTCTATTGACTGTTCAGATGATTCGATCGCTTTACCGTAATCATCAGTAAGTTTAGACTTTTGCCAATTTGTTGTTGAATTACCTTTAACAAGGTCAGCGCCATTGATTTGTTGTTCAACTTCGTTAACACGTTCAAAAATCGCTTGCTCTTTATCAACAATTTTCTGGAACTCGCTATTTATATATTGAACGGCTTTGTCTTGTGTTGTTGTAATCATCTGTACCGCTTCATTTTGTTTGATTTCTAATCTTTGAATACCTTGATTAATACGACTATCAATTTCAGTAACCAACGATTTTGTATCACTCAAACTTTTCTTTAAGTCCTCAACTTCTTCTTTAACACTTTCTGTTAAGTCCTGAATTGATTTGATATAAACTAGCTTTGTTTTACCGTCAAAATTACTAATTAGATCATTCTGGATATTGAAGCTAAATTGACGCTCTACAATTACGTTATTGCTACCGTTTTGAGTAAAATATGCTTGCGCATGTACTCGTCCAGTGTATTTTAAAAACTCGTTAGGGATAACATATTGCATTCTTCCGTTAATTGCATCAACAATTGTAAGGTCATCACTAATATAAGCGCCGTGTTCATCGTCGAAGTTATCCGTCTTAAGCACAATGCTAGTCATCGCATTATGTTTACTGATTGATAACGGCTTGTTATTCTTAGTTACTGCAAAATTTAAAACACCAGTTCCTCTATCTGATTCATAGAAACTGATGTTTGTGTCAATAACCGGATTATATTGTGATGTTGTTTGTAACTCGATTAAGTTATCATCTTTCGAAAAATTATCTACTACCATTATTCAACCACCTTTCCTTCGAATAAACTCCATTTACCAACGCCACCAGTACCAAAGTTTCTAACTAAAAATTGATGTGCAGACGGGAAGTTATTACGTCTTAATACTTGTGTTGTGTTACCTGGTGTATTCGATTTTACTTCTAATATCCAACCTGCAATACCTTTAAAGTCTTTAGGAAAATCAGTAAATCGTTTTGATTCTTCAGTAGTGATATAGAAATCTAAACCAACGATTTTTAAATCTGATAATTTTGTAATACTCTTAGGGATATGTTCCCAATAACCGGCGTTTTGCGGACAGAAATTCCATGCTCCGTTGTTTTTCTTATTGAAAATGTCAATGACACGTTCGAATTTAAGCATATTTCTACCTGTGCTGTTTCTGGTAAGTACTTGTCTTAGAGCACCATTATAGTGTCCAGGCAGTACATCAAAGAACCAACCTGCATCTCTAAACGCTTTCGGTAACGGGAAATCTAACGCATTTTGTGTGTCTTGCGTATAGATATAGTAATGACCAACTTCGGTAACATCACTTAGATATGCTGGGTTTTGCACTGGTAATGGTTTAACACGCCCACCTGAATCAGTCATCGATACCTGAGGTGCAATGTTTTTTAAGAATTGGTTAACACCTCTTTGGCCGATAGAATAAATTGAGTGATGTCTGTTGTTACCTGGTCCAATAGTTACCCCGATTAAAAGTGCTTTACGTCCTGTTTCTAGATCGTAATACATATCTAGACCCTCAGCCTCTTGGAAATCTCCTTTAAAGTTGTTATTCACACCGCCTATATCGATACGACGTTTAAATAACAATTCTTTCGTTTTGATATCAAAGCCTTGTAAGTAATTAGGATTAGCCGGATTAGAATCGCCAGTGTACCAATATAAGATACCCGCATCATAAGCAATACCTTGCATAGGTTGCGTACCTGATGTGTATTGCATAGGGATATCCATTTGGTACAGTACTTTGTCTATACCTTTATCAATATCGTCAGCACTTCTTACTTCAACAAAATTTAATGCGTTCTTAGCTTGTTGTTCAGAAGTTTTATATTCACGTCTAAAAACCATTAAGTTTTCTATAGGATTATAAATTGCTGACGTATATCTATCGTTAAATACGTTTGGCATGACGTCTTGCATTTCGTTGCCATACGTTATTTCTCCGCTTTTGTATTTAAAGCGTACAAACTTGTTGTTATTGTTAGCGTCTAACACTGCTGAATAGATCCACAATTCATTGCCGATATATCTATAGGCGTTGTGTGTGCCGTGACCGCCATTTTTAACAAGCAGTCTATCAATAAATTGTCCATTAGGCTTCAATCTAGATAACATGTAATGATTGCCTGGACGAGCTTGTGTCATATAAATAATTTTCGTTCTAGGGTCTACCCAAAATGATTGCATTACTGCATTTGTATATGGCGATAAATCTGTGATGAATTCCGGTTCTTGCTCTTTTGGTTCAAATCGGTATTCTGTAGCTCTATATTCTTTGTAATTATCATCAACTGACTTTTTAACTGTTTTAGTGAATTCGTCTAACGTTGCATAATCATGATACAAACGATCTTGTAATGTTGGGTGCGCGTATCCTGTATTATCAACACGTGCGTCTTTAACCTCGTTGATACCGTCGCCGTTATGGCCTAGTACCATGTTGCTGAATCGACCATTTAAATAAGCTAAAAAGTCTGAGACACTACCATTCAAATATTTAATTTGGTTGGCTGTGTGCGCATATATTTCTTCTTTTTGATGATATATAAACATCTTTTCAAGTTTACTCATTCCATTATCAAGTAATCGATAGTTGTACTCATGCTGAGCAACTACTTTTTCGCCAGTGATAGAATGCAAACTTGTTATTAATCCGTAAGCCATTGGTTGCCTCCTTTAGTCGTAAAAACTGTAATAATCCTTGATTAACTCGTACATAATAACCTCGTGACCTTTTTCGTTAGGGTGTAAGCCGTCCTCCATGCTCGCTTTCCTAAAAGCTGGATTGTATGGCTTAAAGTAATCTGTGTGATATGCGTCAAACACCGGCACATCTAACTCACTACAAGCTAATATTTGAGCGTTTACATAGTCCTCAAGTGTTAACCCTAGTTTGTTTTTGTCTGTGTCTTTACGGCGTATCGTTGTACCACTCATAGGGCATTGTCTTGTAGCTGTCATCACTAGTATTTTTGAATCCGGATTATTCTTTCTAATAACTTCAATTGCAGAACAAAAGGCACCGTAAAACGTTTTAGTGTCCGTTTTATCAGTGCCTATTGGTATGCCTGCCCAATAATCATGCAACCAGTCATCATCTGTACCTTGTAATATGATTAGGTCGCCTCTTATTTGCTCTGCTTGTCTATAAATGCTGTTTTCTACCGCTTCTTTACCTATTGGAACTGTTGCCATTGTTGCGCCACCTCTTGCAAGGTTGGTCGTTTTAGCTTTTAACTTCTTGCCTAACATTTCTGTGAAATTAGTTTTTGCGTGCGATCCTCTAGCTACAGAATCGCCAATCGTTCCAATAGATTTGATATTTCTTATACTTGATTGACTCGTAAAGTCGTACATAATCGTGCCATTCGCAGTTGTAACTGTTTTAGTACTCATCTTATCGACTTTTGCGTTTATTTTTTCATTCTGCTTAACTAATTCATTATTTATAGATAAACTAGCGTTAACTTTAGCGTTTAGTTCTCTCAAGTACTTAGCTGGGTCTGACTTAGTTGTTTTTACATTCTTAACATAGTTCGTAGCTTCATGGATAGCTTTTCTATATCTGTCACGCATTGTAAAATCGCCTAATACTACATCTTGTTTAATAATGTTATTGTACGCATCTCTATGTGTAGTGATTTCGACTATTCTCACTAAATCGTTATAGCCTATAGTTGGTTCAGCTACTCTTACAATATCGCCAATTCTAGGGTTAGCCTCTGGAAAATGCTCAGGCTGTGCTACGAAGTCCAAAGAAATAGAAGCAGTGACACTTTTCTTTATCACTAGCTCCATTGATTTTTTCAAAACATCTTCTTTTTTTATGCGTCCATCTATTAACGGAGGCGCTTCCCTTTTACCAATCAGTTGTGCTAATGGGTGTGTGAATTCGAATTGTAACCCAGCCTCTGTAAAAGTTTGCTGACCGTCAAAGTCGCCATAACCTCTTATATATGTGTAGCATTTAGAAGCATCTTCTTGAATTTTGACGTTATCAGCATTTACACCTGATTTAATATAGTAGTTTGCTACTTTTGATAATTCGTCATACAAGTGAAATGTTTTTGTTTTAGCGTCGTACTCATATTCGAGATGATAGCGTTCAAGTCCTTTTTTGAATATCTCAAGTCTTGTGTCTCCCTTGCCTAATCCCTCGAACTTTGATGCGTCAACCTTAGTGTGCAATACGTACTTATAACTAGTTCCTTTAAATACAGTGTTAAAAAACTCTACTCCTGTGAAACTTTCGTTATATTCTTGGTAAATCCTAGAATTGTTTAGATCATCTAATTCTTTTTGTCTCGCTTTGATACTAAGTTTGATTTTGTTTCCGATTGTTGATTTATCAAGCATTACTATTACATATTCGTTGAGGTCATCTTCCCCCTTTACGTTTGTGATAGTCCACATCTTTGTAATAGCGCCGATTGCGTCGAAAGTGCTGGCATTTTCTATCATATCAATGTCTAACGTGCTATCTTCATTCAATTTTTCGTTTAATTTTGTATTAACATGAATCGCATGACCGACGCCTTGCAAACTTTTTAATAATACCGGCATATGCTACTCCTTATCTGTAATATAATTTGTGTCTAAAGACTATCTTTTTCATAAGTCTGTTGGCTTTAAAATGATTCCAACCGGGATACAACACCGGTTGTTCTAACGTTTTGTTGTATAGGTCAATATTTAAATTGCCTCTATATGTGTGCTTGTTATCAAAAATGATTTTATCGCCTGCTTTTAAATCGACATCTTTAATTACTGAGATGTTTCCTTTATCCGTATAGAAAGTGAAACCGTCTTTATCATCAGCTTTAACATCTTCGGCTAATTCAATTTCAACTACATTGAATTGGTTGAACTGTGTTAATGCTACATCTCCGTTGTAATAAACATCTCCAGAACTCGTGTTATAGAATGTCATTTGTCTACTTCTATCATTTTCATTTAGTGCTATTCTGTCCGGAACTGACCATTTTTCTAAATCGTTATCACTTTCTAAATCAGTGCTATAGCCAATACTTTCAAAGAAAGGCAATTCAGTCGTCTCAAAAGTCAACGTGATTTCTCCTGATGTCTTAGTTGTGTCAAAAGATACTTCGCTAACTAATCCAACGAATAATTGTCTACCGTCAACATAATCTAATTCAAATTCTTGTTCTAATGGTTCGAACATATTTTCAAATTTGATAGTGTTATCCGGCGTCGCCAATTCTCTTAGGTAAAAGCGACCATAAAACAATGTTTGAATGTCTGATTTAAGATGTGAGGCATAAGCAATCTTAGGTACTTCATACCTCAATCTTAATTCAACTTTTTTATATTCTTCTTTAGCGTAATTGTGAAAACGTCCATCAACTCCATCTAAAGGCGAATAATTCCTTTTGTAACCCGAACCGATAACATTGTAATCAAGCACTCTTAAGTGTTTGTAAGTGTGAGGATTGTCACTGACGCGATACTTCACACCATTTTTAATAATTTCTACATCATGGGCTATCAATAAACAAACCTCCCTTACATTAAGTTGAAACTACCATCTTTTGCATCCATATCGTCAATGTGAGATTTAATCATGTTTAGATCGCCCTCGTTTCTAACAGTTACATTAACAATAGGTCTGTTATTTTCTTTCATGCTATGTTGCACATCGTTTGTCATATGGCCGTCAACGCTTGGTGTTAAACTGTCGTTGAATCCATCTGTCAACGTTGAACCTAACTCACTTGTGAACGTTTTACCGAAGCTAGTAGCCATTACTTTAGCTTGTGATACCGCTAAACCTTTACCTAAACCACTACCTCCACCATGTCCACTTACGAATGAAGTTACTGAGTCCCACGCTGATGAAATCGCATCGCCTACCGCGCTTACTACTTTGTGCGCAGCGTTAGCTACACCTTCTGCCACTTTGCCGATTAATTCCGCTCCGGCATTTAAAAAATCGCTGAAAAAGCTTTTAATCTTATCAAGCGCGTTTTTCATGCCGTCGCCTACATTTGAGACAACTCTTTTAAATCCATCAGCTACTTTACTTGCGAAACTTGTAACAGTATTCCAAATATTAGAAACCCATTCAGAACCTTTTGTGATAATAAAGTTTAGTGCTTGTCCCATTTTTTCGGCCACACTCGAAGCAACACGACTAAACCAACTTGTAACACTGTTCCAAATACTGCTAACAAAATTAGTGATTGTACTCCATATCTGTGACCAACTTGTACCAAACATAGAAAGTGTTCGATTCATTACGCCAGTTAAAAAGCCGATGATTGACTCCCAAACTGATTGCATGTATTGCCAAATCGTATCAAGTACATTGGTAACCGTAGTTTTAATAGTCTCCCAAGCACCCGAGAAGTCGCCAGTAAGCAACTGAATTAAAGCAGTGAACAAACCAACTATGATTTGGACTGCCACGGATATCACTGTTCCTATGGCTTGGAACGCAATTGTAATTAACGTCCACAAACCTTGTATGATATTCATAACGTTTGTGATGATACCTATTACCAAAACACCTAAAACTTGCATGAATATTTGTCCTAATACTTGTAATATAGGCATTATCGGTTGTAAGGTAGATTGGATTTTGCCCCACAATTCAGTTAACCAGCCAACTACACCTTGAATCGCACCAGAAACCGCCGTTTTAACACCGTTCCACGCTTCAGTAATAGTGTTTCTGAAATTCTCGTTTGTTTTCCATAAATAAACTAGGACACCGATAAATGCGCCAATTACTGCAATTACCGCTAAAATAGGTGCTGAAATCGAACCGAAAACACCCATTAACAATTGCATAGCTCCAGTAACTAGACTTGATGTTCTAACAAAACTTAAAATCTGTTTGATGACGCCAAATAAGCTCAAACCAAACACATTTGTAAGCACACTACTTATAGCAACAATCGGAGCCATTAAAGCCCAAAATACACCGCCTAAAATACCCATAACGCCAGCAACTTGTGCTATAGCTGGGTGTGTCTCGAATAGTTTAGCGATAAATCCAGCTAGATTAGTGATGAAATCTAACAACTTACTAGCTATAGGAGCCATTGCAGTGCCAAATGCTACTAATGCTTTTATGATGTTACCGATTAATTGCATAATAGTAGGACCATTCTCTTGAACGTAACTTATAAAGTCTTTGAACCCTTGTGATTGTCCTACTTGTTCTGACCATGCTCTAAATTGAGAAGTTAATTTAACTAACCAGTCAAAAATGTTAGAACTGTTTTGAGCAAAAGCAATCATTAAATTACCAATACCAGCAAATACATTGCCAAATATCTGACCAATCTTAGGTAAGTTAGTTGTAGTGTAATCAATAAAAGCTTTAATAGCATTCTGACCAGCTACACTATTAGCCCAATTTTGGAAAGCTATAGACATGTTCTGTAGTCCTTGAGACACAAATTTGAACAACGGCATTAATTGAGTGAAAATGTTAACTAATCCGTCGCCAAATCGTCCTGCAGCGTTCAATAAATCTCCGAAGATTGCGCCACCTATGCTATTCAATGCTTCAAATGCTTTCTTAGCTGTTTCGGAATGTTTAACCCAATTCTCAAATTCGCGTGCGTTTGCTTCAACCAGCATAGATACTTCGGATAAGAATGGTTTTAATTGAGACATCGCACTTGTAACGCCTCTGATACCCGCTGACATCGCATTAAAGATACTTGCTTGATTCTCTTTTACAATGCCTTGCCATGTAGTTTTTAACTGATCGCTCGCATCTCTAAAATTTTGAACTTCTTTTGTTACTGCTAACGTTCCATCTTTTACCATTTTTAGTGCAGTAATAGCCATTGCACCGAAGCCAACCGCTCCAACACCAGCTACAGAGAATGCACCAGCAAGCCCAATAACACCACCACCTAATACACCAACGGCATTAAGTACTGCCATAATTGCCGGAACTAATCCAGCAATTACTGGTATTAATGCTTGTATACTAGCAATCATTAAACCTTTGACTTGTTGCGCAAAGATAGTACCGAAAGTTCTAATATTTGATGCGATGCCATCCATTGTTGATTGATACTGATCTAATGCTCTTTTACCTGCAGTCAATGCTACTTGCATTTTCGACATTCCGGTTGTATCAAAATCTAATTTAACAGTGTGTTTGCGCCAACCAGCTAACATCGCTTTAGAAGTCGCAACATTTCTTTTTAATCCGCTTGCGTCGCCGTCGATTTCAACTTTTTTACGTCTGATATTCGATAGTTCTGCTTTAACAAACGATATGACTTGTTTTACTTTGCTAGCGTCTGCATCGATATTAACTTTATGTTCTCGCCAACGTTGAGCCATCGATTTAGCTCGCGTTAGCTCTCTTTGGTAGTCTCTTATGTTTGCTGTAACTTCTGTCTTGATTTCGTCCGGTATATCAGTTTTAGCCATACGTTGAGCAGTTCTAATATTCCTTTTAAAATCACTGATTATAGCTGTAACACGAGCCAGAAAATTCTTTTCCATGCCTAACCTCCTTTATGACTTGTTTTTAAGCTGTTAAGGAACTTGCGAGTCCCTTGTTTTTGTATTTCTCTTTTACGTTTGTTTTTAGCTAGCTCACGCTGTTTCATTCTTTCGTATTCATCTTCTTGACCACGAATAATGTAATGTTCTCTTTCGTTCTGCCTAACAAAACGTTTTAGTGATTTACCAGCTTGAGCAACCGCATTATATTGAGCGCCGTACAACGCAATGTCTCTTTGGTCAATCAATGCTTGTCTAGCGCCAATAATCCAGTCATTCCATTCGGCAGGTAGCATGCTCATTAGCTCGTCATTACTCATATAACCTATGTAACGACTTGTCATCTGCCTTATTTCCGAATAGTCTAATAAGGTGCTACGGTCATGATTTCTTTGTAGTTGTTCTTCATCATCTCGATACCAGCTTTCGCGCCCTCTTTCTCGTCTTCTTTGGCTAACGATGGCGCTTGGTTCATCTGTGTCCAGAATAGACGTGATTTCTGCTTGAAAAAACCGCTATTATTCATTACGTCCAACGCACCCTGTAATAGATTTAACGTGTCGTTTTCTCTTTCGATGATTTCCATGATTTCCGCTTCAATGTCTTCTCTTTTAGGTGCACTTTTACCTAGATAAGCTGTTGCGCATTCCCAAAAGTCTACAATTGCCACTGTGTCACGTTCTAATAAAGCATTGTAAACATTAGTAAATCCTGAAATCGTTTGTTTTCTGCCTTTATTATCTTCTTGTTCAGTTGCAAACTTTTTAGCGGTTTTATCGAACATAAATGTTGCTTTTGCTTTCACTTCTTCATTGTTAATTGTTAATGATGTAATTGGATTAAAAGTTGTTTCAGTCATATTAAACACCTCGTTTATCGTTATTTTGTACAAAAAAATAGAGGGCTAATGCCCTCGTTAATTACATACTTAAATCGCTACTGCCAGCAGTTGTTTTTTTAGTTCGGTTTTCATAACTATCTTCATAAGCGTTCATGTCTTCGAATTCAACAACTGGAGCCAATGCGCTAGGGTTAAGCCATTCTTTTGGTAAATCATTGATTGTACCGTCTGCACTATTGAACTTAACTTTCGCTGTGATTTCGATTTTGTTATCTTCATCATCAAATGACCATTCGTGCTCTTCGATAACTACATATGCGAATACACCGTGATGTTTGCCATCGCGTTTTTTCGTTTCCCAAATCCAAACACGTAACTGTTTGAATTGTTTAACTGATTCTTTTAATGCTAATTGACCTTTATCTCCCGGAACGACATCAAGCGTCAACTTGATTTCTTCTTCGACAGAGTTACGGCTATAATCTTTTTTACCGCCTTGAATGATTTCAGCAAGGTCATTACTGATAGTATGTCCACCCTCTGCTAAACTACCTAAAAGCGTTGCTTCTTCGATAGTTAGCTTCTTAGCTAAATCCTTATCAGCGATTTGGAGAGCGACAATATATTTATCCTGCGCCATTCGTTACACTCCTTTGTAATGTGTTATGTCTGTATTTAAAAACAAGCCGAATGATACCGTGTTTAGTGTACTGATCTATGTCAGTAATCACTTCTTGTGTATCAATTCGACTTTTAATGAATGAATAATAATCAATTTCTATTTCGTTATTTAAAACGAAGCCTAAAAATTGAATTATTTGTGATGCCTCATCTCTATTACGTGCTTGACTATAAACATGCAACGTGATGCCGACATCTTCGACCATGCTCGTGGTCGTTTCTTTGTTAGTGACGTTTGTTTCACCCACAACGATATATGGGTAAACAGCGTCTTTCTGAACGCAATCAAAAACCCTACCGTCCAATTGTTTTTGGATAATAAGGTTACTTTTTAATTTGTTATATACTTTGTTAAATAAGTACCGTTCAACTGATACCCACATATCTTAACCACCTCATGAAAAATACTTATTAAAGAATGCTCGTCCAGCGTCTATTGCCGGCTCCCAAAAAGGTTGAGCATGTTGTCCTTTAGTAGTGTGCCACTTACCGTTTGCATCTTTGTATGACCACGGTATCTTTTTGGCTCTACTACCTCCAGCACCTGTTGCATATATACCAGTACCATAATTGACATATATTGCGTATTCACTACCAATATTAATAACACCAGTAAAACCGCTGTCTTTAAAGTCCATTGTTACACTTTCTCTAAGATATCCGGTATCAACTGGCATTAATGAAATGATTGTATTGTGAATCTTAGCAGTTGTCTTTGCTATACCTCGTTTGACCCATCGCTCCATGTCTCGCTCGTAATTTTCCAACTCTTTTACTAAGTCCCAATTACCATACTTAACCTTTGCCAATAGATCGCACCCTCAATCTAGTTAAATTGATTTCATGTTGTCCGCCTTGGTCGACCGGTTCGCCTACAACTTCGTACGTTTTACCCTCGTAATTAAATAAAGTTTTGTTTGTTATTGGTATGTGATACGGCGTATATAGGTTACGGTCGAAGTCTTTGCTCATTTGATGAAATTTGAGTGTCTCGCTTGATGTAGGCGTATCCATAAATCCTTTAATTGTTTCGTTACTTTTAAAACGCTCGTATTCTTTAGGAAATGTTCCTGCAACTTCAACCTCTCCAATTTCAATTGTGTGCGGAAACTCATCAAACGGATTAAACATATCGCTTACCCCAACTTAACTTACGATAAGGCGTTAGATAAGCATAAGCACTACTAGGTATGTCAGTTACATAGGTATAACTCACGGTGCCCATCGTGCGCGCTGAGATATTGCCAGTTGTACCAAACTTGATACATTCAGCAATAAACTTCTTAACACCCGACGGCACTTCTTTGTCATCAAACTTCTGATTACAATAATCTTCTGCAACACCTTTATATTCTTCAATAAGATATTCGATCTGCTCATCGTTAGACGAATCATTGAGTGAAAGTCCATTAATCATTTTGACGTCTTTTGCGTCCATTACTTAACACCCTCTAAAGCTTTGATAAGCTCATCTTTTTTCATATCACTATAGCCTTTAATTTCACGCTTTTTAGCAAGTTCTTTTAATTCTGCTACTTTCATATCAGATAAACTTTTTTGCTCGTCAGCGCTCGCCTCAGACTGTTCTACTTGCTTGTCTTCAACAAGTTTGATAGCGATTAAATTACGGCGGTTGTTTGTTGTAGATAATTCAGTGAATCGTTCTTCTGATACTTCTAACCCATCACGTGGGTATATGTCCCCCACTTGATATTCATGTCCGTTGTCTTGTGCATCTTCAAAACGTTCGATTACTTTATACATACGTCACTACCTCCTATTACATTTCTAAGCTTCCAGAACCTTTAGTGATTTTCACTGCTTTAGATTCATCATATAAATAAGCTACATAGTGCTTATCACTGTATAATGCAGTTGTTTTTGTTGATGCGTCACGAGCTACTTCTAAGAAGAAATCACGTTTCAAGATTAATTTAACTGCACCTTTTTTAGCTAAAATAGCCGTGCCAGCTTCTAACTTATTAGAACGCACAATGATAGCGCCTAGAGCTTCGCCAAACGCACCTTTAACGATGATGTCATCTCCTAATTCAGTTGCGCGTGTAAAGTTAGTTGATGCATCTCCACGCAATTTACCAGCATCAAGTGGATTGATAAATAAAACCATTGGTTCTAAGTCTTCATCGTTAAATTTGTCGATTGCTGATTGTAAGCCGTTTAATTTAGTGATGTCCGCATTAACAGTAAGTTTAGCTCCCATTAAAGCCTCTAATACGTCATTATCAACTTTGTTAGCGTGTGCTAAACCGTGTTGACGCACTTGTTCGCCTTGAGGGTCTCCGTAACCACTTAATAAAGCCTCATCTGTGATAGATGTACCTTTAGCAATTTTACGAATTTTAGCCTCACGTTTTTTAGTTTCTAAGATATCAGTTGGGATTTTTTCTCCCTCTGCAACTACTTGTGCATCTCCGCTATAAACGAATGCTGGGAATGTCAAAGTGTCTCCCGGTTGTCCTTGTAATGTGCTATCTACTTCTGCAAATGAAGCGAAACGCAATTTCTTTTCGAGTTGCGCTTGCATCATAGGCGCTAATACTTCTGGAATGATTTGATTACTTGTTTTAGTAAATCCTTGTGCCATGCTTGTACCTCTTTCTTTGTTTAATTTTGATTAACTAATTTTTCGAATGTCTCACGATCGTTCAAATACAATTCGTTACGTTCAGCGACACTCATGTTGTCAAACTTTTCTTTCGTTACACCTGAGTCTGGATTACCTCCGCCTTGTGGTGTTTTACCTACAGGCTTAGACGACGCAAATAAATAAGGTTTAGACTCTTTAAGCGTTTTAATCGCTTCATCTAAACCTTTTACAGTGCCGTCGTCTACTAATTCCAGTTCATCTTTATTGATGAATGCTAGAATGTCGTTAGCGTCATTTGCTTCTTTAGCAACCGCTAACTTAACTGCGTTATTAAGTTGTGTTTCTTTATACTTTGTCTCCCACTCTGAATTTTGATTCTTTAATTCTTCGAGTTCTTTTTGAATCTCGCTATCCTCTTTAACAGAGTCTTGCAATTTGACAATTTGTTCATCACGTTTAGAAATCTCTTCTTTTAACTCTTCAATTTCGGTATTCTTGTCGTTCAATCTTGAACGTGGTACCATTCCCGATTTTGATTCGTCAATCGCATCAATTACTTTCTGCTTGTCGATTTCTCCGTCTTTAAATTGTCCTAACAATGTGTATAAATCCATTTAAACTACTCCTTTTTACGAGTTTTACGTGCAACGCCACGAAGAATTTTGGTATAAAAAGAAGCAGTTTAACGACATGCTAAGGTCGAGTAGTAAACTACTTTCTTTTTCGTTTATATTTCTCCCACTCACGATAAGTCATTTGTGGTATTACTTCGGTTGTCCTGTCATCTTTACGTACTCTCGTTGTACTAGGCAAATCATCTTCATCAATGTAATACATAAGCTTACAACGACAGTTGATGTTTTCTTTTGCACTATTCACACCAACAAACAACTTAGGTGCCTGTCCAACGCAACCGCTCGACTTGAACGGTTCGTCTATTTTCTTTTTAGCACCGTCTAGATGCCTGTGTGTGTCTCTTGTGCGTGTATCTTTAGTAGCTTGCCAATACTTATACATCTGTAAGCCATTCTTTTGAGCTACTAATGCACTATCAAGTCCAGCTTGTGACATTGCTCTGCCTGCTTCTGTACGAGCCACACGCAATGATTGAGCTTTAGACATGCCGATATCATCGCGTATTGCTTTTGCTATCTTAGAGTAACCCTCTCCACTCATAATACCTTGTGTAATGTGCATACGTATCTTTTTCAATACTTCATCACGATGTTTTTGTAGTGTTGGCATTAAACGAATGAACTCAATAGGTTGTTCAATAGCTGATTTGATTACCTCTTTACTCGGAACATCAAACTGCATAGATGTTTGACTCGCCATTTCATATAAATAAAGGCTCATAAGGAATTTTTCTATATAAGCATCTTCTTGTGACTTCTGAATCATCTTAGCTACTTGCCTATAGTCATCAGTCAACATTGTACCTATACGAGTTAACTCCTTATTGAGCCTGTTGTATTTATTGAATTCAGTCCATGTAACATACACATCATCATTTTGATATTTCTCAAACATATCTGCGATGATTTGTTTTATCTCTTTAAGTCGATTAGCAAATAGTTGCTCTATAGGCTTCTCAGCTTTAGAGATTAGACTATCGATATATTCATCAATATCATTCTGATTGTTTATCGTTAGATCTTTCTTTTTGTTGGGCACCGTCAGCACCTCCGTCATCTAAATTAGGCAGTTGCTTGTTGTACTCCATTTGTTCTTGTTCTATTCGTTCGAGTTCTGCTTGCAAATCTTCGACAAACGGGTGATTTTCTAGTACTGTTTCATGGCTTACAATTCCCATAGATTGTTGAGCTGTTTGTACTTGTAATTCTGTGTTCGCTACTTTGTTGTAGTTGAAACTAATATCGACATCTTTATGTTCTCCTTTGATATCGAAGTGCTCAAACACAAACCAAAGCAACTCCTGTATAGCAACTTTAGCTTTGCGCGCTAACTTATCTGCTTTCAAGTTTAAGTTAGTATATAAAAACTCCAACGCAACCCCACTTGGAGCCGAACCGAATTTGTCAGAACTAAAGTCAACCGCTTGACCAAACAACATTATTTTTTGATATAACTCATCTAAATACTTTTTACTGTTTTCAACTGGTACTTCTACCTGTATTGTGTCGACACCCCCGTTATCCGATACTTTTATCGCCCCGTAATAACGTAGTAACCGTTTGAATTCTGGCAACTCTTGGTCGTCATAGTTCGTTAATACATACGTTAATTCGTTTGAATCTTTAAAAGTATTGGATAAATCGGATAATCTCCTGTTATAAGCATCAATCAATGTTTTATACATAAATATATCTGATATTTCTAAATCATTATTTTTGAATGGGATAAACGGAATCTTACCCCACGACCCTGTACTAAAATGCGTTTTTGAATTCTCCAAATTGTTAGAGTAATCCGGAATAAGCGAGCCATTTTCATAAACGTAGTAATTAACCGTTATTTTATCCCAGTATTCAACTTTAGTTTCATTTTCCAATTTATACATCCTGATAAACGCCTCTAATTCTTCGTGCTCTTTATCAGTCCATATAGGAATACCTTGTTCTGCTGGTACTCTAAATAACTTGAATTCTCCCTCTTCATCAAGGTAAGGATGCAACCATTCAATACCTTTATTGCTAGCTCCTGTTAGTACACTGTGTAACTTATCATCGAATCTATTGCCTAAAACTTCATCAATACGTTTAATTACTTCATCATCTGTATGTTTAAAAGCGATAGGCTTACCTACAATATAAGAAACTTTTTGATCTACTAGGTTAGCATGGAAGTTGGTAATCATTCTGTCATCTGGTTTCAATGGGTCAACTGCTCCTGTAGCATCAACCGGCTTAGGTTCCTTTACAATATCAGGTCGTTGCTCATAATATTCTTGACCTATTGAGATTTCAGGTAACTTCTCCAAATGTTGTTTTATATATCTGACAATCATTTCTTCCAGTGTTTCTGGCTTATTGTTAGTCCTCACAATAGCATCAAATATTTCTGTTTGTGTTGGTTGGCTAGGGTACAAAATATTACCTCCTTTAATTAAAGCCTGTGCCACTCGGCTTATTAGCTGTATAAACTGCATATCTTAACGCATCTAATGTGTCATCGTTTAATTTAACTGGTTCGTCCGCATTATCTTTCCAAACGTAGTTGTAGATTTCTTCTTTAAATAAGCTAACTTTTTCTTTAATAATGAACATTTTATTTAGCTTGAATAACCTAGAAATAACTTCAATGCCAGCAATAACAGCTTTGTCAGCATATCTTGCTTTTATCTTCTCTCTTCTAAATCGTTCAATATGTTCAGGTCTAGCTGTATCACAATAAAAAAGAATATCGCCATGCCTTTTTATAACTCCTTTAGCAATAGCTACCCAGTCATCTATTTCTTTGTGTCTGTGTGCGTGTTCTTCAATAACGTACTTGTTTCCGTCGAAGTCTTCCGCTACAACCATAATAGAACCATAATGCTCATATCCCCAGTCGACGCCTGCATATTTCCTTTTTATTTGTTTAGTTTTAAATTCTTCTTCTTTGATGTAATGAACTTTTTCTTTGAAATCTTTATATACAACACCTTCAGCAGAAACCCACTTACCATAAATATCACGATCTGTGAACATTCCTGTTGGTGTACTTGCGATAATCGATTCAATATATTCTTCATCTAAAAATGTATTGTCAAACAAAGTAAATTGGAATGCTTTGATATTTAGTCTTCCATTCGATAACCGTTGACCACTCTTATCAATGTAATCCTTTTTAACCGGATGCATTGGGTTTTCGGGGTTGGTATCAATTAGTATCCTCGCGCCTTTGTAACTACAACGCGAGAATACTTCTTTAATAAACATATTGTGTAATGCTGTTCCCTCGTTTAAAAAAGCACCTGCTGAAGTAAAACCACGCGCTTTTTTCCATGCATCCGAGTTTTGACCGTCGAATACATACACTTTATTACCAAATATTTTGACTGCGTTAGATTTATCAAGTGTTAACTCTCTACCTAGTATTAACTCCATATCATCTAGTATGTTACGTCTTATAGATGCTTGTGTTGCTCCTCCAATAATGAAGTTAAGCCCCTTGTCTTTATAAGTAGCTATGTGCATTAAAAAAAGCAGGATAAATACATACGTTTTACCTGCCCTCTTCGCACCACTCGCTATTAATACTTTAGGTCTATCATTTATAAAGCAGTTCCAGACTTCTTGTTGTTTCGGGTTCAACATTTCGTTAATCATCATTAACACCCGCTAACTTAATAAGTGCTTTAGCAACTTCTGCTTCTTGTGAATTATTTTCTGATTTATCCATCTGATCGATTTTTTTCTCAAGCATCTTGATTTCAGTTTCAATCTTTTTATTAGTCAGAACTTCATTGCCTAACGTCATTCTATTCATGCCGTCCAAACTAGCGAGGAATGCATCAGCTGTCGCTTTCTTTACTCCCTCTATTTCAATATCGTTCTTCGCTGTATTCTTTAACCACTCATACTCTTCAAAAGCCTTTTGGCGTGTCCATTTTGATTGCTCAGCTACTTCTTGACGAAGTTCTTCGTACCTTATTAAAACCTTATTATTTTTAGCTACTGTGCTCGCTTGCATGTCTATATATGATTCACTTTTACCTTTGGTCGAATACCCTGCGTCAATATAAGCTTTGCGTTGGCTCTTGCCCTCGATGAGTCCCAATACAAACTTTTCTTGCTTCGGTGTTAATTTAATCAATTGTTTTCACTGTATCACACGCCTTTACGTTAATTACTCTAGTTATTTAAATATAAAAAATGCCCCTACATCTTGTGCAGGAGCTACGTTCAATAAATGTGAAAGGAGGAAAATAGTTATGACTCAAAATGCAAGAATTAAACTACCCACCATATAGGCAGGTAGTAAGTGATTAATAGCGTAACATATCATCTTTTATATGTTTGTCACTTCTTAATCACATCGATGAGAACATCTGTTGTGGCTATTACCCCACGTCTTAAGATAATTCTTACAAATCAATTATATAAAATTAATTCACAGTTTAAAAATAGTGTCATTTTCGTCATTTCTGTCATTTTTGTCATTTTCGTCACTGTAGTAGATAAATCTTTTCTGCTAACTCATCACGGCGTGCTAGGAAGTTGTTTCTGTTTAATTTAGAGTTAGGCATCTTCTTGATAATCGCATCCCTGTTATAACCTTTCTTCAATAACTCTAAGAAACAAAAGTCAACGTGTCCCAATCTCTGTTGCGATTGATTTATAAACTCAACCTCTTTTAACATCTGAGCATACCTTTTATTTGCTCTCTCAAGCCTCACAACAACATCTTCAACTTTACTTGAGTTTTCCCCTTGTGGTTTCGGCAACGTTGCTTGTATGCCATACTGTGCAATTGAATTGCTATCATATTCCGGTATTACATCAGCTAATACATTACACTTCATTTTATGTGTGCCTATCATATTAACAATTGACTCTTTGCTATACATCTACTCTGACACCTCCGCCCTCATCAAATCAGACTGATCGCTCAACTTTGCGAAGTCACTCGGCGCCTCTACATCATCATTAGCCGTCATCATAATATATACTTGCTCAGTTACATACTTACCTAACTCATACATCGCTAGTAAGAATAATAATCTTAGTATTTGCTTAATCATTTTTTATCTACCTTCTTTACTTCGTATAAGACCGGATATAAATTTAAAAAGTGTATTCTATATCCAATCGTCTTAACTTTTACTTTATCACCTACTTTTAACCTAGCTTGTATGTCTGCGCTATCAAACTTTCCTTTGAAGAATAAGTCTGAGTTTTCGATGACTTGTTTATCATCTAATACAATATAGAATTTGTCCTCTTTATCTTGTCTTTTGTTATATTTATCTGTAATTGTCCCTTGATGTACTTCTTTGTTTTGGTAACTAGCCACTGTATAGATAGGCAATGCGACAACAAGTAGCAATGCGGTTATACCGAATAATGACAGTATTCCAACAATAAAGATGTCGAACCCATCCATATTTTTAAGTTTTTTAATCATTTCCCACACTCCCTTATATTTTCAAACAACTGACCCACTTTAATAACTGCATCCCTTTTAACTTGTTTCTCGTACTTCTCTTTCGCTTCTTCTTTACTCTCTGCCTCAACAACTGTAAACCTTTGATTACTCTTAGCTTTAGTTATGTGTGTATGTTTACGTCCTGTTGAATCTTTGAATGTTGTGACTAAGTATTGTGTCACTTCCCCAAAACCTCCTTGACTCGATCTAAGATGTCTTTACACGTATCCTTTTCCTGCGTCTGCTGTTCCATCTTGTCTTTCATGATTCCTTTTCATTTTCTTTTTGTATGCGTCAATGAGTTGGTCGATAGAATAGTAAGTATTGGCGTACAAAAACGGCATTATTAAAACTTGTACAATGCTATTATCAATACCTTTTACAAATTGTTCTGTTAGCGTATGCATTACATGAACAAAATAAACTGAATGTAGTTTAGGTAAAATAACTTCATTTTCAATCAAATCAACCATAACCTCAGTAGTTTCTTCCAAATCTTCTTCATCAACAATAGTCAGAGTTAATTGCAAACTGAAAGCTAAGTAATCAGCAATCTCATCTAATTGTGTATCTAGTGGCTTACCTGGTTGTTTCTTCCAATTTTTAAAAAACTCAAGTGTGTTAATCCACTCTACAAATTCAATAATCATACTAGCTACTGTGTCATTTAAATTTCTAGTTGGTATTCTATCGTCGAACTCCTTTTGTATTTGTAATAACTCTTGTAATTGATCTACTGTTAAATTATTCATTTATTCGTTATCTCCTATCGTTTTAATTCCTCAATAAATTTAAGCACTCTATCAATATCAATCTGTTCATTTTCTGACTTGCGTTTATTCAACCAATAATCTAACTCGTACCACCAGTCGTCGTTTAAATACTTTTCTTCTAGCAATGCATCACGTTGGTCGATGATTTCAAGCATTTACTCGTCCCCCTTAATTAGATAAATTGGTTTAGTAATAAAATCTATAATGCTAATAACTGAATCATCAGACAGTTTATAATGTGTATCTCTAATATCTCCGACCAATTGCACAATCTCTAGACTTTCGTTTGTTTCATGGTTATATACTTTATCTCCTACACTAATACTCATTTTCCTGCTCCTCCTCATATTTATAGACCACTTGCCCCGTCATAATCCCTACTGCTTCATCAAGACCAATATCTTCTTTGAGTGCATCTTGCATAGCATTAGGTAAACCCTCAAGTATTTCATCAAATGCTCGCGCTTTCTTATACACGTCCTCAATCTCTTTTAGCAATCCCTCTGTGTCATTGCCGTTATACGCACTAGCACTTATAACGGATTGTTCTATTTGTTCGCGGTTATTCATTAGTGTCTTCCTCCATAAAATTTTATTGTTTATATCTCCTCTAAAATAAAGTTAGTTGCTTCTGTTCCTCATATTCCAAATCCTGTTGCTTTATATATGTTTCAAGCTCTTCAGCTGTATCAAATGTCTTTTTCACGCCTTGCCAACCTGGTACGATATGCCCATGAAAGTAATAAGTGCCGTTTACTACATGAGTATGAGCCACTCGCTCGTTATCCTGATAAAGATATCTCTTAGATCCGAAAAATTGGTTTAAGTATTCTTTGCGTGCGCTATCGGTTTTAGGCATTTATACTTCCTGCCATTTCTTAAACATTTGGTTATAAGTAGTATCAAACCAGTACGGATCACGTGAATGTTTTTGAGGCACATTAAATAAATGTGGCTTCTTTCTTCTTAGCTCTGCCTCTTTCTTTCGCTGTCTTTCCAATTTACGTTCGAGTCTAGCTTGTTCCAGTCTTTCTATTGTTTTCTTTTCTCTGTACTCGCTTAAACGCATGCCTTCTGGTGCGTCCATTGCTTCATGTAGTTCCCAACCGTCTTTTACTCTTTTAGAAACCATTCCGGGTGTTATACCGTGACTTTCAATTAATTCCATTTCAAATTTACTGAACCTATAAGGTTTATCGTGTATCCTTACAATTCTTGCTGTTTTAGCCATTTATTCCACCTCTACATTTACATTTCTAATTTTTAAATTGTCATACTCTAGTATTTCGTTAGGATTGTTATATAAGTAATCTGCCAGCGTTTCTTTTTCTTTATCCACATCACCAAAATGCTTATATTCAACTTCTGTAGGTATTCTTATATCAATCGTTGCGTTTATATATGCTTGTTGTTGCATTAGATCACTTCATTTCTCTTTTGCGTTCTCGTCTTGCTTTAATTAATTCCTCGTAAGTAATCCATGTTTTGCCTGTGTACTTAGGTGCTTTACATATCCAATTGAGTTTTATGTTTCTGTATTTATGTCTGAAAATCTTAGCTTTAAGTTTTGCTACTTCGGTTGGCATACCTTTAATGTCGATAACTTCAATCAGTTTGTCATCGAGATATAACGCGAAGTCTGCAATATATTCAATCTTTCGTTGTTTATCTAGTTTTGGTAATAATTCGAATTTCGGTTGTATTTCGATATGATCATAATTAGTGCCATTCATATTACTTTCTAAATATTGGTAATATTCACACTCTACTTTGCTATCAAATACAATTCCTTTGTACTCAACTTTCTTAGCATTGTATTTACTCATTGCGCCACCTCTAAATATCAAATATCGTTGCTTGTAAACCTAGCTCTTGCTCATATAGAAGTCCGTGAGCGCCTTTAAATCGTTTTAGGTCACTATCAGTCATAATTTTCTTTTCGTCGCTGAAATGGGCTCCTGTGAGCGAATAAACTTCATTCTCGTTATCTTCATGTTTGATGACCTTAATATCTTCCGTGCCATCTTCTCGGTATAAGTAATATTTTTCTTTCGGCATTTTTAACACTCCTTAATATTCGACGATTGCGGGTCTTTCTTCTTTTTCTTTCAACTTATCATCAATAAGTTTTTTAAGTTTCTCTTGGTCTCCGTTTGCAAAATCAATCATCTTTTGAGCATATACATCTCTACAATGTAATATTTCTTTTATATTTTGTTTTGTGATTACCACGCATCTCGCTCCCTGAAATCGTCTCCGATTACTCTTACTTTTCTTGCTCTTTTTTTCATTCTCGAATTTATACGTTGCCAGTTCATATTTTGATTTAGTTCTTTATCACTAAAGTTAGTTGTAAAGATGTTGTTTTTACCTACTCTGTTATCAACAATGCTGAAAAGTTTATTTATAGTGTGTTCTGTGTTTTCTACACCCATATCATCTAGTACAAGTAAATCAATCTCACTAAGTAATTTGACTAGTTCGTCTGTAGTCTCTACTGCATTTTTGTTGTATGTCGCTTTGATACGATCCATCAACATTGGTATATGCATAAAAGCAACTGTATGCCCTTTAGCTTTAACTGCTTTTGCGATAGCGTATGCTAGGTGGCTTTTACCAGTTCCATATGAACCTTGCAATATTAATGATTTTGGTTCTTTTGTAGAGAAGCCTTGTACGTACTCTATTGCTGTTTGCTTAGCTTGTACTTGTTTTTCATTTTGTGGCTTGTAGTTTTTGACTGTTGCATCTCTTAAAGACGGATTAACGTTTGATTGATTGAATATGTTGTTTATCTTCCGTTGCTTGTTTCGCTTATATTCCTCATAGATTTCACATTTGCAACCGTCTTTATACTCGTAACCATTCGGGTGTTTTTTAGTAGGAGCAAACTTATATAAGTCGTATTCACTTCCACATCTCTCACATTTCAATCCTTTTTCGACATGAGTAGGTTGATATTTTTTCAAGCTTTCGTTTATCTTTTCGCTGAATAGTGGTTTCATAATATCCCCCTAATCCCAATAACTTTCGTCGTACTTCATGCGTTCCAATTGATCTATGCCAGTTGGTTGCGCTTTTTGATTGAGGTACCCCTCAAATTTATTGCCAAAAAGTGTTTCTGGTCTAAGGTATTTATCGCTATCCGTGTTTAGCCACTCAGCTGTTTTGATATCAATCACCTTTTTAAAATCCTCCAACCTAAAATCTTGATTCCATCTTGCTTTAATAAAATCTTTTGATTTAGCTGTATTGTGTTTAAAATGCTTTCCTGTTTTTTTGTTTAAGTATTCGATAATTTCTTTATAGGGAATGGAATACACAGTCGGGTTGCCCGACAATATACTTCCATCATTATTAGTATTGTTATTATTAGTTAAATCATTATTAGTACTATTATTATTAGTAGTACGCCCTTTTCGGTTTTCCGTTTTTCCGTTTTCCGAAAACCCGTTTGCCGATAATCCGTTTTCCGAAAATGGCATTTCGGTTGGTTTTTCGTAAACTAAGTATTCAAAACCTTTAAACACACCGTTTTCAGCTCTTTTTTGTATTCTGTGAACATATTTATTATCCATAAGTTCTTGAACGCCACTATTGATTGATTTTTGTCCATCATTCATATGTTTAACTACTTCTGACGTGTATATTTGCCAATTGTCAGGACGACTTAGGAAATACAATAATATCCCTTTAGCTTTAGCACTTAAATTACTATCGAACACAAAAGATTTATGCACAGTTACAAAATCGCCACTTTCTTTTATCGTTCTAAATGTTGCCATTTCGTTATCTCCTTTCTGGTATAATTTTATTATCGCTATTGCGTTAGATTGGGGGTGAATAATTATGGATCCTATTTTAGGTAAAGGTATTGATAAAATTATTCAAGGTGCTGCAGATGGACCTATCAAAACATTAAATTCTACTTGGGATTTAATTTTTGGTGGATATCATAACTGGGTTGCTAAAATACAATATAAACGAGAATTAGACTTGACTGACTTTAAAGCTAATATTGAATCTAAGGTAAAAAAGATACCTGATAATAACCTACAAGAACCTGAACTTTCAATAATTGGACCCGCTATTGAAAGTTCTAAATTTTATATTAGCGAAAGAGTAATAAGAGATCTTTTCTCTAATTTAATTGCATCTGCAATGGACAATCGCAAAACAAATGACGTACATCACTCTTTTGTTGAGCTTATTAAACAAATGTCACCTAAAGATGCAATATTGTTTAAATTTCTATGCAATCAAAAAGTTATTCCGGCTGTAAGATACAAATATATACGAGACAATAGTAAGGCAGGCGACTTTTTGTCAGATAGTATTATTTCTAATTCACCAATCGATTTAAATTCAACAGAAATTTCATTAAATAATTTAGAAAGAATTGGTTTATTAAAAATTGACATAGGTCTAAATTCTTATACTAATGAAAATCTTTATGAAAGTTTTGATGATCCCAAAATAATCAATAATTATATTCAAAAATATAAAAAAGAAACTTACAAAAAAGTTCGTGATGTTTTTAATATGATTAATCATTTTGGTATAGAAAATATATCTCGTTACTATAATTTATCTATCAATGAAGTTTATACAATTGTAAAACCTGCCTGTATTGAGTATGACAAGGGGTACATTGAAATTACCTCTTTTGGCAAAGCATTTGCCAAATGTTGTTTTTAATATCTAGAAAATGGTTTTCCTACAGCTTTTTTATAATTTCTAACATTCCTAATCTCTTCCGCCAAGATGACGATTAGGAGTGCTATTTTTATTACTCTTAGTCTATTCATTCATTTTTCTCTCCTTTCAACATTTTGTTTAATCTTCCATCAACTTTTAGCCACGAGTCATGCAAGTGATATTTATCATCAAACGACTTAACGCCCATCGCATGTTGCTGGTTGTGATGTTCACGACATAACGCTAATACATGTTTGTCATAGTGATTCATCTTATTTCTGTTCATGCCTCTGCCGACTGCTTCATAATGTGCTAGGTCTGCGTGAGGCTTTCCGCAAATTACACAGTTGCGGTTGATTGTAGCCCAATATAATAACGCTTTATCTTCGCTTAACAACTTACTCGTTTCTACACTCATAGGTATTTGATGATGAAACATAAACGCTATAATCAGTTCTATTAACTCCCTTGCAACTTTCATTGAACAGTCACGCAGACTGATTTCTTCATAACCTTTCATAATTTCCAATTCTGTTTGTAATAATTTTCTAGTTGATTCCACTGGTTCGCCCCAGTGAAGTTCTATATCTCTACACATTGCGAATATTTTTTTGCGTTGTTCTATAGATAACTTTTTATTGTCCGGAACCTCTACTTCTGCTTTTAGTGGATATCCGTTTTCTAGCAAGTCAATGTGACTTTGTTCAAGTTCAACACCAGTAGCAACGACGGAATAAGTGCCGTCATTGTCTTTCTGGTATCTTGTAATGTATTGCATTTAAACCACACCTTAAAACGCTAAATCTTGGTCGTCATATCCAAATTGGCCACTGCTTTCAAATGGATTGCTTTGTTGAGACATTGATGTTTGTTGTTGTGCCCCGTTATTTTCTTCAGCTTTTTGCTTATCTGTCTTCGGAATAGGTTTGTTAACAACATCATCGCCCTTTTTGTAAGGTTTAATAAATGAAAAATCCGTAAAATACTTACCTTCATCTTTATTGAATTTCCATTTCAATACCAAGTGACAAAACTTACCAATAAGATCATTGGTATCAAAATCTAAGCTAGGAAGATTTAACTTAATACCTAATCGAGTAACTAATTCAATCAATTGTTTTTCTTGGAAATCATATTTATACGGCGGTACAAATTGATTATGTTTATATTGTTTGCCTTCATCATTTTCAAATACGATTGTGAAATATCTATTTTCTCTATCATTGAATTCAATATTTTTAACTTTCACTGTGAATTCTCCAGCTTGAAACCCTGCTGAGCCGTTATAAAACTTTTCTTGATTTGTTTCTTTAGTAAATTGCGCTTGTCCTGTGATTTTCATAATTAAATACCGTCCTTTTTAGTTTTTTATTAGTTTCCGTTTTGTGCCATATCTATAATTTTTGAAATTGAAGCATTTTTAATACCTGGATTATTGATTGTTATTTGCGGATTATGCCTAACTTTAGTTGTATATAAATTAGAAGGTTCTACAGAAAACACATAATTGTGTGTCGCATTTCCGTTCTCATCTGTATGATCTTCTATAAATGTGTGTCCTATAATGTCGAACTGAGTTACTAAGTTGTTGTGTATTGCCGGTTGTACTTCAATTGATATTCTAGGGTTAATAATTTTTCCGTTCTCATCTTTATCTTCTGAGTTAAGCCCTTCATGTCCTGTAAGCACAACGTGAAATCCGAGCTTATCTTTAACCTTTAATAGGTGCCTAATCGAGTTAACAATTAATTTAGATGTTTCCCCATAATCTTGAATTCTTGCTTTTTTGACTTGGTGCGTGTTCATCACATGAGTCAGCGTTATATCTCTTAACTTTTGTGCTGTTTCAATTACAACCACATCAAGTAACTTTCCTCTTTGTCTAGCTGTATTTACAATCGATTCAATACTCGCAATTGTGTTTCTAAAAGCAATGTAATTGTCGACCCTCTTCACAAAACCTTGCCGCGTTACTTGAGTGCCATCTTCGTGAATATCAATAATAAAAGCGTTGTTTTCTCTAGTGGCTAAAGTCGTCTTTCCGGTTCCTGATTTGCCATATACCATAATTGAATAATAGTTCTGAGTATCTTCGTTAATTTCTTCAATACCTAGTTCTTGTAAAATGTCTTGTTCCTCACTCATCACTTAATCACCAAACTTTCCGTTACCTTTAATTCAGCACCCGGAATATCTTTGCCAGCTTTCAAATCATCGATTAGTTGCTTAGAATTAAGTTTCGGGGCTTGTGATAGCCAATAATCCTTTGGAATAAGTTTTTCATCGATAATATTTTTACTAGCCCCGTTTTTACGCTTGTAAATATGATTAGTAGCTGTGCGGTAACTATCTACTTCCTGTGTTTCTAACATCTCTTTTAAGTAATCTTTTAATCGATCAGTTAAATTTTGTTTTTGTTTTTTTAAATTTTGAAGTCTCTTAATCTCTTTATCTATGACATCTATGTCACCTAATGTTTCGCGTCTCCAATTGACGATGTTATCTACTTTGACATTCATTTCTGCTTGGATAGAATCTAATGTGTCTTTTAATAATGTTTGGTCTAATTCATCTTGATTAGACATCTCTTTAAAAGCTTCTGATAGCTCATATAGATTAGCCATTAGTTAATCCCCCTCTACCATTTCATGACTAAGTTAATTAGTCTGTCCTGTTCATCTGTGTTATTTTCAATCCATTCGTTTATAACGTCACGCATTGCATCCGTCGCAATATATAGTTCGCTTAAATCTATGACATGAAACGATTTAAGTGGAACATTATTCATATCCTTGATTTGTATACTGATACCGTCATGTCTCTTCATCACAGACACTTTAAATTCAAACCCGTTAAAGCTTATAATTTTGTTTTTTATCTCACCAATTTTGTAATACATCGTTCTCGTCCTCCTTGTCTTCTTCGTCCTCCTCGTTATCTTCTTCGTTTTGTAATTCATAAATTTTGTTTTTTAGTTTTATATTTTCTTTTTCCAATTTTTCGTTTTTTCTTTCTTCCGCAAAATACTTACCTCTGTAAGTATCTTCTTCTTTATCTTTAACAGCCTTTATTTCAATAAGTTTTCTGTACTCGTTCAATGTGATTGTTACTGTCAATTCTTGATTTGCTACAAAATTATCTTCTTCATTTCTGTATCCTGAGAAATCTTTAGTGTAATAATGTTGTTCTGTTTTAATATTTTCAGCCATAGTTGACTACCTCCGTATATTTTGATTTAATTAAGTTGTATATTTTGATAAATGTTTGTCACTGTTACTTGTTGTCGCAAGTGGCAGTTTTTTTATTCTTCATAAAAGTATTCCTTATAAAATATGAATGTTGCGATACTTGCGAATCCCGCAATCGACCATGCAGTAGTGAAGTATAGAAACGGCATAAGTACAATTGCTAAGACTGTAAAGCACAGTACTGCTACTAGGTAGCTTTTATAAGTTTTACTCATTTGATAATTCCTCCTATAATTCGTATTCATTAATCATTAAATTGGTACCGATAAATTGAATAGCTTTGTCAATTTTTATATAACGCTTTTGTCCTCGACCAAATCTGTACATGCATTCTTTTTGAAACTCTTTGTTCGAGTAGACTTTTTTCTCTAGATCATCTTTTGAAATGCCACTTATTTTTACAAACGCATTTGCGTCTGCATATCCGATGTATTCCATATTCAGCCTCTCCTATATTTCGTTTTAAAATTTCATTTCAATTTGCTTGATTCTGTATAAAGTAGCTTGTGACGGGAACCAATTAGCAATCATTTCAATTACATCGTCGAAATGTTTTTGTCTTACGTTCGTTCTTGAACTCGCACCAGTCATCTTTTTCACTTCTGAATTAATATCTCTGAATAATTCGCTACGTTGTTTTTGGTTTGTTATCGCATGTAGTCTTTGTATATGAGCTACTCTTTGATTGATTGTTCTAGTTAAGAAGTTGTAGTCTCCCGCATCCAGTTTTTGATTTTCTTTCAAATCAATAACATCATCTTTCACGTTTTTAATTTCTTGTTTAGTTTGTTCTGTAGCTTCAAACATTAATCTCAATGCTTGCATTGGGTCGCTAGGTATTTGGTACGCTCCTGTTTTTCTTAACGTTGGTAAAACTTCCGAAGTTACCCAACGTTTGAACCGCTTCGCATTTTCTAATTTGCTAGAAAAGATTAAACTGTATAGTCCTGATTCGTTGATGATCGTTACATTTCTGTTTTGACCTGCCGTCGCGATTTGCGACGTCAGCTTATCTTCTGCATCAACATGTTTTGACAAAGCATCTCGTCCGTTTGCGTATCCTAAAATGTCAGCAACATCTTTTCCTATAAAATATGGTTCTCCGTCAACCTCTAATGTTCTTACTGGTAATTCTTCAAAATTAAATGTTTGTAATTCTTGCATAATGTTTATGCTCCTTTCGTGTATAATGTTGTTATCAACCTAAGGAGGTGATAAGTATGAAAGCTTGTTTATATCTTTCTAACGATAAATTTGTTGAAATCGATAATTTAGAAAAAGTGATAAAGTCAGGTCATCGCGGAACTGTTGAAATATCAAAAGAAAAAATTAAAAGTTCCTTGTTCACTAATGGCTCATATACTTTTGTTGGAGACAAAATAGTAGCTATCGCTTCAGCTAAAATCGAATTCATAGAATTTATCGATTAATCTCTTTAAGCAACTCTGCAACTGCTCGCAACAGTTCAGGGTTGTTTCTTGTTTCTAAATTACTGTTTGCATGTTTTAGTAAATTAAGTTTTAATTTACTTTTTTCTTTCGCGATTCTAAATTTTTGTAACATTTGTTGTTCCTCCTTTGCATTTCCAAAAATTTAATCTAACTTAAATTCTTTTCCATCTATTAATCCATAAAAGTTATTTTTTAAATGCGGATGTCTTTCAAGCGTCATTTCAATAAAACGCGGGTCTATCATTAAGTCGTAGCCATCGTTGTATTGAATATTAACGGGTCGTCTATTACCGGCTTCGTCATAGTAGTAATAAATGACTTTTTTGTTTTGAGCTTGCATTGTTCGTTCCTCCTATTAAGATGTTTGTTTTTCTCCTAAAAACTTATTAACAAAGTATTGTTGTCCTTTGCCTGTTACTTTTGGCGTCTTACTAATTGATGTGTGACCGTCCGAATGTGTGATTGATGTTTCTTTAATTTCGAATAACTCACGTTCCATTGAATACTGTGTAGGCATGTTATAATCCACACCCTTGCGTTTAATAAGGAATCCGTTTTGACGTAACCACTCAAACAATCTGCGTTGCCCGATGTTTATACCGTTTTGTTTAATGATCTTTGCTAACTCTCCAACTAAAATTGATGTCTTAGTAGTAGCTACTGCATCTGCAAATACAATTTTTGGTTTATCACGTTCAATCTTTGTTTCTAATTGATTGATTGTGTTGTTAGCAATTTTTAAAGCACGTTGCATAATCATTTCTGGGCTATTCCATGCTTTTTCAACTTGGATGAAGTATTGTCTTGCACGTTTGCCAGGTTCACTACGTTGAATCATTGCAATCTCTTTTGCAGTGTCTAGTGTGAGTGCGTGGTCAGTTTGATTCTGACGACCTCCTAGTGGGTTATGGACAAAAATGTCCGTGACTATATAATCGATATTTTCTTCAAATCCGTAATCACTCATTCTTTCAAACCATTTTTTGTATGGAGTCTTAACCTCTAATGCTTGATGAAGTTCTCGACCGCTGATTGCGATTTCTCCATTTTCTTTTTCTTGTATGTTGAACATTTCGCCTATGTTCGATTTTGTTTGTAATGCTTGCATATTGTTTGTGCTCCTTTCTGCTATACTCCTATTAAGGAGGTGAATGACTTATGACTGATGAAGCTAAATTTGTCCTTTTACAACTTTATTCAATTTACCTTGATAGAATTGACGAAGGTATGTCTAAACGTTCTGCATCTTATTTCGGTAGTGATGAATCCTCATTTAACGCTTTCTTTTTAGGTTTTAATTTTGAAGACTATATCGATGCAGTTCTTGAATTAAAGCATAGAGATTTTGTAATTGCTTCTGCTGAAGATGGCGGTTTTCTTGAGATGGCTCTTTCTCGAGAAGGTATCGCCTACTCAGAATCAGAATCCAAAAAAGATTACAAAACACTTATGGGTTTAATTAGAGATTTGAAAAAATTAATAATCTAAAATCCAATCATCTGCTATTAAATCGTCTGCGCTAGGCTGCCACCTTCCGGCGGCGGTTTGTCTTTTTTTCTTATAGTGTCTAGATACGACTAGGCATTGATAACGCTGCAAATTAGTTGGTAATATCCCATACACATCTTGATTCTCTCTCCTTATACTTATTCCTTTCTCCATCGCTAGCTTCGTTGCTACTTGAATGTTCATTTGTTATTCCTCCTATTAAGATGTTTGTTTTTCTTTAAATGCTAAAATAATTGATTTCTTTTTATCATTCGTAAATACGAAATTTTCGTATTCATTACCTAAAAAAATATCATCATATTTAACATTAAAAGCACTCATATACTTAGAAAGTAAACTATCTTTAATGTTTGTAGAGTCTTTTTCCATATTTTGAATTGTACGTGATGAGACCTTAAATAAATCTCCTAACTCTTTTTGAGTCAATCCGTAATCAGTCCTCAACTCTTTTAATGTTTTCATGTTGTCACCGCCTTTCGTAAACCTAATATAATACGAATTTTTCGTATTGTCAACATTAAATACGTTTTTTTCGTAAAAAACTTTACTATGATATGAAAATTTCGTATAATAAGAAAAAAGGAGGTAAGTAATATGAACAAAGAAAGAAATATTATTATAGCCAAAAACATTAGAAAATTTCTCAACGATTCAAATATGTCTCAAAAGAAACTTGCTGAACTCATTAACATAAAACCATCTACTTTAAGCGATTATTTAAATTTACGTTCCAACCCCTCTCACGGCGTTATACAAAGGATAGCTGATGTTTTCGAGGTTGGTAAAAGCGACATAGATACTACATACAAAGACGATAACGACATCACTTCCATATACAACAAACTCACACCTCCCCGCCAAGAAAACGTACTTAACTATGCAAATGAACAATTGGAAGAACAGAATTCTAAAGGAGATAACGTTGTAGATATTAATTCATATAAACAGGAGAAAACTCCAGTTAACGTCAATGGTTGCGTCTCTGCTGGTGTAGGAGAACGTTTACACGATGAAACGCTATTTACTGAAATGGTTAAAGGACCTATCCCCACACACGATTTAGCGTTAAAAGTAAATGGTGATTCTATGGAACCTATGTTTAAAGATGGCGAAATCATATTTGTGGAGAAAACTCACAATATAAAGAATGGACAAATTGGTATATTCATCATTGAAGAAGAAGCGTACGTTAAGAAAGTCTTTGTTGAAGATGATAGATTGACTCTAGTTTCACTAAATAAAGATTACGACGATCTACACTTTTATAGAAATGAAAGTGTGAGGTTAATTGGAAAAGTTATTTTATAAAAGGAGCACTTGCAAATGAAAAAATATGATATTGCAGTCTTAGACTTTGAAACTATGAATGAACATATGAACAGCCCTTGCGAAGTTGCTGTATCTTTAATTAAGGATTTATCAATAGTAAAAGTTTATTCATCTTATATTAATCCTCCTAATAATAGATATAACTTGAAAAACGCTAAAATACATAAAATACCTGAAGATGTCATATTAAAAGCACCTAAATATCCAGATATTTACCAAGAAATTCTCTATCTTTTAAAAGAATCACATTTAATTATTGCTCATAATGCACTTTTTGATATTTCAGTATTAAAAAATACTAATAATTATTATGACTTACCTGTTCCAAACTTCATGTATGTCGATAGTATAAATATCTTTAGAAGCTTCCACGCAATCTCTAGTTTTAAATTAGAAAATTTGTGTAGCTTATATGATATCGATAAAGAAAAATTACATTCTGCTAAATTTGACGTGCTAGCTTTATCGAAGATGTTGATATCACTCGCTAAAAACAATCAGCATTATAGTGTATTAAAATTAATACATTATATGCCTAAGCAATACATTAGATTTAGCAAATATTCTAACTCTCCAACTAAACTTTTCGATTCAGGATTTCAAAAAATTCATATGAAAATATCTGAGATTAATAAAATAGAAGTGGAAAGTGTAATCCCTATTTTAAAAGATAAAAATGTTGTTTTTACAGGTAATTTTGACACTGAAAAACAAGATTTAATGATATTAACTAGAAAGAAAGGAGCTTATATCAGAAGTGACGTAACTGCAAAAACAGATATTTTAGTCGAAGGTGTTCAAGATGATAAATATAAAGATGTGAACGGACTAGTTTCAAAACAACGAAAAGCTCGAGAATATGTTGGAAATGGTGCAAAAATTCAATTTTTAAATGAAGAAGACTTAATAAATTTAATAAAGGAATAATAACGATGATCAAAAAAATTTTTACAAAAAAACATGTATTCTTAGTTATAGAAGATGAAAACCATAATCACAGTGATGCTGTTTTTGGAAAAAGTATATTACTTTCAATTTACGTCGGTGTGAATAAAAAGACTAATTCTAAATCAGGGAAATTTATATACCTTGACAGATCTAAAAGAATCGTTAGACAATCTGATATCACCAAAATAGAATCAGCTAACGAAAATGATGTAGATTTTTATAATTTACTGAAGAAAGAAAAGGAAATTGTTTATTCCAAAAATATAGTAGATAAATACAATTTAGCGAACTATATAATTTACTACGAAGTTAGTACTAAAGAATAAACCAATCCATTATTTCATAATACTAACCTTAAATTTACAGAGGTTTTAATTATGAAACATGAAAAAAGCAATCTTAACTTTAAGTCTTATATTTATTACCTACTATCTCACTTTTAAATATATGTGGATTAAAGAATTGAAGTATTAATTATGCTTATTTAAAAAAGACGTCTATTTCAGCAGTGTTTGAAAGGAAGTTTATAATGAAAATAACTAATTGCAAAATAAAAAGAGAAACTGTAATATACGAAGTTTTAACTAGTGGTAATCAACCATTCACTTATGAGTTACCTAAAGATTTATCGTCACATAATGCGCGTAAATACTTGGAATTTATTTCACAAAAATTAGATGGCGATAAGTTAACCAAAGAAGATTCATTATGATTTTACTAAACAAAAAAACGCCTACTAGTGTGAAAACGTATTGATTAATAGCGCCTATATGGAGTTTTAATATAAAAAGTAAGCAAAGGAGAAATGAGAATGAAAAGATTGTTAGGTTTATTATTAGTGAGCACGTTAGTGTTAAGTGCATGTGGAAATGATGAGAATCAGGAAGAATCTAAAAAAGAAGTTAAATCAAAAGAAAAGAAAATTGAGAAGGAAAAGGAAAATAAATCGAAAAAAGATAAGGAAAAAGAAGTTGCAACACAACAACAACCAGACAATCAAACCGTTGAACAACCCCAATCACAAGAGCAATCGGTTCAACAACCGCAACAACAGATACCACAAAATAGTGTTCCTCAGCAAAATGTCCAAGTTCAACAAAACAAAAAGCAAAAAGTTGATTTAAATAATATGCCTCCCACTGATTTTTCTACAGAGGGTATGTCTGAGCAGGCTCAAAAACAAAT